CAACCTTATACCACAATTATGGCTAACAATGACCATAATCATACTTATGACACTGGTTTCAACATAACAGGATTTACAGTAAGTAATGTTGTTCCTGCATGTCCTTGTGTGAATGTGGTATTCAATCAAGTTACTCCGACACCAAGTGTTACTCAAACAAGCACTCCAACTTTAACTCCTACCCCAAGTGGAGCAGCAAATAAATTGTGGAATACAAACACAACACTTTGGGACAATGAAACAGGACTTTGGAATACAGTATAAAATTAAAAACAAAATAAAATTATATGTCTAATTTAACAGGACAACAGATCAATCAAACCTACCCTGGTTTATTAAATCTACAAACAGCAACAACAGGAATTACATCAACATACCAACAGATTCAAGATGGTCTTGGAAATAATACCAATACAAGAATTTCAACATCAGGTATTACATCACCAAACAACATGAGTGTTTATAATAGTGCTTTACAAGCCGATGCGTTCGGACCTGGTGTCACAGCAGGTTCATTCAACCCTGGTGCAGGATCACAATCAAACTTAGTATTTGGTTATTTCTATGATGCAGGATTTCATGCATATTCATCAATAACTGTCAATGTTACAACCATAACTTCAACAAGTGATGTAGTTGAATTATTGTTTTATGACTTACAACAAGTAAAAGATTATGGATTGTTCCCATGTAATCAAATTATGTCAGGTATAACATTACCTGTTTCATCAACAGGTTACCAAACTGTAACATTACCATCAACATTGTCATTCTCAGGAAGAGGTGGTGGATTTTATGCTACATTCCTAAAATACACTAATACTGGAGCAACACCAAGTGTTAGGTATGGTTTGGCTCAATTCACAACAAGTAACCAAGCGTTTACACAAGCAATGGGAATTGTTAGAAACAACGGTGGAACTGCATATAACATTGCAAACAGAGGACAATCATATTCAGGTGGTCAATACTATTGGTTCTCCAATCAGACATTACCAGCAACAATTACTGCAGCAGATGTTGCTTCGAGATTTAACACAACAGTGATTACATCACCATTTGGATTTATTTTAAATGTAGTTAAGTAAAATGTGGGAACTAAGTAACGCAGCACTTCAAAGACTTGGAACATTGTTCATTAACTTTTATAAGAAAAAGTTACAGGAGAAGATTTATGACTATGCACCAGGTTATAAAGATGAAAGACCGGTAAAAGGTAGAAGTAATAAAGTTGCTTCAGGTCAGTTATTAAATTCATTAACAGCAACGGTTGTAAAAAAATCTGATGGACAAAGTGAACTCGTAATAACTTATATGGATTATTTCGAGGCAGTTAATTTGGGTAGAAGAAAAGAAAGAAAAAAAGTTCCCATTCCTGCACTACTTGATTGGATCAGAATAAGAGGAATAAAAGGTAGAAATAAAAGAGGAAGATTCATACCAAATCTTTCATTGGCATTTGCAATCAGAGAGAACATTTACAAGTATGGCATCGCTCCTGCCAATATTTATGACAAAGCATATGATTCATTTGAAGAACTTTTGGAAAACCCACCAGCAGAATTTGCTGAAGAGTATGAAGCACTATACGAAGCGATTGGCAGAGATGTTGAAAACTTTATGGAAAAAGTTGTCAATAAAGAATTCCCATCAATAATCGAAATATAACATGAGTTTAGATTTAAAAATATTACAGAAACCACTGTCAGTAACAGAGTCACATTCTGATCACACTTGGAATGTTGCGTTGAATGATTATTCAGCATATACTGACATCAGACTTGTGGTTGACATTTATAAGAACCCATACCTTAATGACATGGGTCCAAATAATACTCAGGGAACAGAACAAGATTCTGGTAAGATTGGAAGATTACTTATTCCTTCAAACGAATATGGTAATTGTATTTTCAATGTTGAAACCATCATCAGAAATATTGTTCAAGCCAATCCAAGAAACTTGAGCATGGTTTATACAGGATCAACAGGTAATGCATCCAATGATCCGTATTTGGTTCAAGCCTATACATCACAAACTCTTTCAACTTCTGCAAATACATCTCAAGCAACCGTTGTAAATCAGAGGTCATCAAACATTTCATTTTCGAACGGTTTTAACGGGGGTTATGAAGGTTTTGACAACATATACCACATCAATGAATATAGACTCTTATTTGGGGTCCAATTCACTTCTGGTGGGACAACTCAACAGATCATACCAACGAACTATTCAGCATATACAAGTTATAACGAAATCACAGGGATCATTTCCCCTTATTCAGCACAGACACAACCTTATGGTGTGATGATCTGGCCTGGTGTTCAGGACAACAAGAGATTTGGTTATGCTGACAACAATCCTAACTTTGATTACTATTACGACTCAACAAACTTAACAGGGAAATACAACTATTGGAACTATAAAGTATTTGATTGGGCAATGGATCAAGGATTCAATCCTTACAATGTTAAAGGTGAATTCATGGGAACATTTGGAACACAAACAATTCCAATGACAATCTCAGGTGGTGCAGCAACATACCAAACTCGTTTTAGAACTCACTATTACAAGTGTCCGATCATTCTACCATTCATGTATGGAGAGAACCCATTATACGACAACTCAAATGTTGTGAATTCGATCACCTTCTTACAGAAACTTAATAACAACAACTCATTGAACTATGATGTTGCAACTGTTAGTCCGATCACATACACAACAAAATATTATTCAAACTATTCTTACTTAAATCAGAGAATCGCATATGCAGTATGGAAACAAAATCCAAATGCATATACTCAATCTGATGTAGCAATATTCGCATCATCGGGAACTTGTGATTTCACATACGCATCAGGGGTTTCTGAGATTGTTCAATACAAAATGGTTGGAGAAGAATGTTTCAATGATCCAATCTCGTTCTTATTCTTAAACAGACATGGAGTATGGGACACATATACATTCACAAAGAAGAATGTAAAGAAATATTCTCCACAGAGAAAAGTATATTCTCAATACAAGACATTGAACACAAAGACATGGAACAGACAATCATATGATTCAATTGAAACAGTATTCTATGGTCAAGCAGATGAATTGGTTACAGTAGATTCAAACTTTGTTCAACAAAATGATGCAGTTGTTATTGAAGAACTATTATTGTCCCCTTATGTTTACATGATGATGGACAATTACACTCCAATCTTAGACCAACAAATAATTCATCCTTACTTAATACCATGTGTTGTTCAGAATAAAGAAGTTAAAGTGTTCGAACAAAAATACGAACACATATTTCAATATACCATTGAACTTAAACAAACACCTTATAGAAGGTATGAATTACCAATTTAAAGATGGCGTTACAAATTAGAACCACAGTTTTAGGAGAATACAAATTCTTGGATTTATACCGAGATGAACCAGTGTTGTTGTCACTCTCATTTGCAGAGTTACAAGACATTACAAAAAAGAATTCTGCTTTCTCAAAAGCATTCTCAGTTCCTGGTTCACAGAGCAACAACCAAATCTTCAATTTCTTTTACGACATCAATGCTGTCCCAACAAACTTTGATCCGAACAATAAGTTCGAAGCAATTTTATTATGGGATGGTTATGAAATATTACAAGGACACATAAGACTTAATGGTGTGTCCATAGCCAATGACGAAATAATCTACCAAGTTACATTCTACAATCAAATCGGAGACTTAGCAGCAAACATTGGGGACAAATACTTGTTTAACACCGACTTGTCAAATTTGTCACATCCTTTTTCACAAGGTGTTACGCTTGAATCACAATTGGACCCCAATTTGTTTGTGCTAACTGGCGGAACAAACTATTCATACCAAAATGGAAAGACCATGTGGGGTCTTTATAACATCGGTTATGAATATTTAACAGGAACAACTGTAAACTCAGATGTTTCACCTCTCGTTCAATTCTCACCAATTGTAACATCAGGTGCTGTTACAACATATGTCCCACAACCTGGTTTCTTTGATTACGATCAGACACCAGTTAATTCTTTTTATTTCAAACCAACAATACAAGTTAAAGCATTATACAATGCAATCTGTGAAGATGCTGGTTATGAAATTGACTCAAACTTTTTTAACACAAATTATTTTGAACATTTCTACATGCCAATGAAATACTTGGATGAAACGGTATACCCAAGAAATGCGATTATTCCTTGTTACAGGTATGTCAATCAAGATTTAACTCCAACAGGAATCGGAATCTATACGAATCCATCTTCTGGTGTGACTTGTAATACTCTTGGTTTCTCTGCAACAACAGACAGTTTAACAATACCTGGTGAATTTGCAGGAACTTATACATGGAGATTCCAATTTGAAGTTCTACCAACACAAAGTTGTGATGAATTCTTCCAACCTTATTTGTATGTTTTCTTTGATGATGGAACTACAACAACACAACTTTATTCATCCATATTCTGTTCAGGAAATACAACGGTTTCTTTTGATCAGACATTCATCTTTACGGGAACATCAACATTCCAAATCTATGTTGTTGGTCAGTATTTGGATCTTAGAAATTACTCATCAGAAATCATTTCAGCACCAAGATTTATTCCATCAGGATCTACTGTGGATTATGCTCTTGAATTCCCTGACAATGACTATACACAACTTGATTTCATTACATCAATCAACAAGTATTTCAATTTGATTATGGTTCCCAATCCTGACAAACCAAGATCATTAATTGTTGAACCTATTATTGATTATATTGGAAAGGGAAGGACACTGGATTGGACAACGAAGGTTGACTTCTCTCAATTACAATCTGTATACCCAACAACATCTTTATTAAACGGAACATTGCAATATGAATTCCGTTTGGATCAGGATTATGCCAACCAAGATTTCAAAACACAAGCCAATAGAACATTTGGAACTGACAAATTTAAATTGGGATTGGAATATAAGGACACAATAACAAAGTTTGATTATTTGTTCTCATCACCGATCGACATCACCATTTCAAACTCTTATATTCCATTGATCACATTGGGGTCCATGTCAAAAGTAAAAACAATTGACAAGGATGGTCAATCACAACAGACATTCGTTCCATTCAAAATATTACCAAAAGTAATATTCAGGGGACCAACATTACCGGTGGACAACTATGGTTATGTCGCTTCATCAGGTTTCACATCAGGATCAACATTGTGTGCATCAGGTATTACATTCAATTATTCTACAACAGGTTCAATTTTTTACAATGATTGTGACGGTGTTCAACAAGTTTTCGATGCAGTCGTTGGTTCAAATACATTAACAAGTTGTGGAGATCCAACATCATTGAGAGCACCACTTGTAGTTTACCCACCACCAACATTAACAATAACATCAACAGGGACAACATGTGGTGGAGCATTCTTTGGATCACCTTACCAGTATTGGTATTTGGATGGAGTTCAACAAGACAGATTTAACAACATCAATAGATTTGTTTCATACCCATTTGCATACACAGGATTTTCTCACTACATTAATTTCAGAGGTGAAGACAAAACTGACATTACCCCTTCTGAATTTACATTTGAGTCAGAAGATTTGTATGACATCTATTACAAGCCTTATGTGGATGATCTAATCTCAGCAGAGAATAAGATCTATTCATGCAAGATTTATTTATACCCACAAGAGATTCAAGATCTAAGGTGGAATGAAAAAATATTGATCAACAACACTTATTTCAGGATCAATAGAATTACCAACTATAACATGACAGAACCAACATTATGTGATGTTGAGTTGATCAAGTTAACAAAAGAATACCCTGGTCACAGAGTATTGTATTATGATCTTGTTCCATGTGCTGGTGGTTCGGAACTACATTCCAATTCTGATCTTAACTTCCATCTATATGCTTACAATGACACATTCGTAAAACTATATGACACTGACTCAAATTATTTGGGTTGTTATGAAGTTCAAATTGGTGTTTATAATTCAGGTTATACATATAACCAATACTTCATTGGAACAGGGTTTACAAGCAATTTGGTGGGGGCATATTCCGATTGTGGATGTTCAGGTAGAACTGCATTAAATCTTGTTCAAGAAGAGCCAGGAATAGGTCGTTATTTTGTTTACCAAGGCGTTGAATGTGATGGATCTGATGTGTATACATTTGCATCAACAGAAGGATCTCTTGAATCTACTGGATTAATTTATAAGATTGTTCATACAGGAACTTCTGTAACAACATGTGTAAGTGGAATCACCCCAACATTTATTTCAACACAAGAAAGAATAATGTTCTCAGGTTACCCTGATTGTTCTACTTGTAACTTTGTTCAACCTACGCCTACCCCCACTCCAAGTGTGACACCAGGATTGTCGCCTACACCTACTTCGACTTCAATACCATTAACGCCCACCCCGACTCCAAGTCCTGCTTCATCTTATGATCTATATTATGCAGATGAGTATGAGTGTTTAAATCCAGGTTGTGCATTCGTTGCAAATAATGTGGTTGTTGCATTCCCTGCTGGAACACCAGTAAACTATGGAATATTCTACCAACCTGAATTTGGACCAACAGGTTATGTTTATTCATTAACAGCAATCGCACCGTCAGGACCAGGTTTAATATTAATAACACCAGGATTTAGGAACTGTAATTTCAGTTGCACTAACATCGTCTAAAATATTTAAGAATATGAGTTGTATAATTTATGCAAATAGAACATTAACGACAGGAACACAATTTGTTTCAGGAACCACTTGTCAAGGAATTGTTGCCTTCTTTTATTTGGGAATCAATGAGTCTGTTTGCATGAACACAACTTTTCCAATCATAACTTGTGATGGGATCTCAATTGAAGGTCCTTGTCCAACCCCCACTGCGACTCCTACGCAAACAGCAACGCCAGGAGCAACTCCAACGATGACACCGAGTCCAAGTGTAACTCCAAGTTTCACACCGAGTCCAACCCCCACCACAGTATTCTGTGATGAAATAACAGTAATTTCAAGTCTTGAATACCCAAATCCTCTTGTATACCGAAGAGGATCCAATGGGTATATTCTTACTGGTTCTACACCTGCAAACATTTACCAATGTGGGTCATATTCAGGTAACAATTTCGTTGTGTATACAAGTTCTACTGTCCCAAGTTTAATAATTTATAGTGGTGATTATTTCAAACCTTTTAATAAATTCTTATTATGGAATATTCCAAATAATACTTGCGGATCAGGAAGTAATTCTGTTCAAAGTCAAGACTATTGGAATACAGGTTTTACCTTTAATGGGGCAATTTACCCCGAACCTGGTGTTGGAACGAGAGGAACCTCTATGTTAATTTATAATAGTTGTCCTGCCGGTCCTACTTTAACACCAACTCCAAGCCCTACAAGAACTCCAACTTTAACTCCTACGCAAACAGGAACACAACAAGTTACGCCAACACAAACTCCGTCGCAAACTCCAACCTTAACAGCATTTACAAGTCCTTGTGTATGTGTTGAGATGACAGTAACAGGACCTGAGGGAGAAGGACCAGCAGGTTCAATACAATATAACAACTGTTTTGGAACATTGGTTAATGAAGCATTTTTAACACAAGGAACAAGGTATAGATGTGTTGATTACACAGGTGGAGTTATTCAAGTATTCAGTGAAACAAATGTAACATATGGAATTGCTGCAGGATTAAGTTGTGGTGGTGGAACTTGTCCGACAACAACTGTTATTCCATTAACGCCCACGCCCACCCCGACTCAAACAGCAAGTCCTGGTTCAACTCCGCCATCAACACCAACGCAAACTCCATCAAATAGTCAGACAGAAACTCCGACCAAAACTCCTACGCAAACTCCAACTCCTTCTAACACTGCAACACAGACTGGCACTCCGACGCAAACTCCCACGCAAACTCCAACCACACCATGTGTGAGCGGGGACACAAATGCAACAGGAAACTGTTCAAGTGGTGACAGTGGAACATTTACATTACAAGGATCTTATAATGTGAATATTGTTCCATCAGGATTCTTCTATTCAGGAACTGGAAACCGTTATGCATATGGTTATTTATATGATGGATCAATGACATTGATTCAATCATTCGAAATGATTCAGGATGGTTCAAATAACATTACCTATAATCCAACATCATACACAATTACAACACCAGGAACTTATACATTAAGTGTTAATCAGGTGAACTGTTCAAATGGATCAGGATCATTTACATTAACAGCACAAGATTGTTTCATTCCATTACCATCAAGCACTCCGACACAAACTCCAAGCGCAACTCCAACTATTGGAATTACTCCATCTCAAACATCCTCGCCTACCCCTACTCCAAGCGGTGTTGGTTGTGTTTGTCTTGACATTTATACAAATAATTCTTTGGACATCTCAATTAATGATGTTCAAGTTGATGGAATCTCTGCAACATATGTTGGTGGAACATACCCTAACACACCAGGAAATGGAACAAGTCTATGTTCTAACATCACAGGAACCGTTGATGTGACAGTATTCTATTCAAGTAGTGTTCCTGGTCAAAACATGTATTTGATCGACAGTAACTCAGTTCAATACTGTATAAACACAGCAACAGGAAGTAATAGTTACACATTCACGAATGTTGAATTAAACTCATCACAATGTTTGGCTATTCAAGCCAATGATGGTGGTTGTGTATAAAAAATAACAAACCATGAAATTTATATTTGAAAATGGGGATGAGGTAATAATTCCATCCGAGCCGAAGACAATAAACTTGAATATTGAAGAACTCAAGGACACATGGTCAACAATAGTTGACAACAAACACTTACTTGAGTTTACAGAACTTATAAAAGATGGCAACTAAGAAAAAAGTAGAAGTTGATGTTGACATTAATGTGGAACTCGAACCGAGTTTAAAAGCATTAAGGGATCTAAAAAAACAACTTAAAGAAACAGCAGCAGGATCAGATGATTTCAAGAGGCTGACCGCACAGATTGATGACATGGAAGATGCACTCAAAGGTGCAAAAGCCGGTGCTGCAGATTGGATTGATTCATTGGAAAATGCTGGTGGTCCACTTGGAATGGTGGGTGCTGGTATTAACAAGATGAAGGTTGCCTTCACATCATTCAACACAGCCCTTAAAGCATCGATCATTGGTTTGATTGTTTCCGCTCTTGCAGGACTTGTTGCAGCATTCAGTCAGAATGAATCTGCAATGAAGAAACTTGAACCATTATTCATAGGACTTCAAAGAATATTGGGTGGTATTTTCAGAGCAATGGAACCATTACTTGATGCGTTCATGGAAATGGTTGACTTCATTCTCCCACCACTTACAAAAGGTATTGGAATATTTTATTCGGTATTATTTGGTTTGTTCACTCTCGTTAAAGATGTGGGGGTTGGGGTAGGAAAGACTCTTAAAGGTATATTCACATTCGATTGGAATTCCATCACAGAAGGAGTTTCACAGGTTGCGAATTCAATTGGTAATTCTGTTAAAGCCGGTGAACAAGCCTATGCAAGATTCCAAGCCGGTGCAAAGGAACAAACAAAGATTGAGAAAGACAATCTTGCAGAAAGGAATAAGAACGCTGACGAAGCAAGAAGAAAGAGAGAAGAAGCCGAAAAGAAAGCAGAAGAGGAAAGAAAGAAAAAAGAAGAAGAGAGAAAAAAGAATCTTGATGAAGCAAATAAGGTCATCAATGATGCCTATGTTGCAAGTCTGTCAAAAAGAGATCAAGAACTTTATAGAGCGGGTGAAGAGTATAACAAAAATTTATTGGCTCTCGAGAAGGCAGGGATCACTGACAAAACATTAGTTCAAGAACAATATAGACTCAAACTTGATGAGATCAATAAGAAGTTTGATGATGAGGAAGAAAAGAACAGGAAGGAAAAGTTAGAGAAGGAAAAAAAAGAAAGACAGGACGCACTACAAAAACAATTGGATGATGCCAAAGGTGATTACCAAAAAAGTTTAGAGGCATACCAAGCGTTACAACAAGAACTTACAAACAATACAAACTATTCTGAACAAGAAAGAGTTTCATTAAGGAAGACTTATTCAGATCAGATCTTGTCAATTATTGACACACAATTTGCAAATGAGACAGCAAAGATTGAAGAGAAGTATGGTGAGTTTGCAAGATTCGATGAACAATTTTATACTGATCAGAGAGCAGCATTAGAGAATCAAAATCAACAACTAAAAACTCTCAGAGCAAATAACGCAATCTCAGAAGATGAATTCCAAAAGAGAGCATTAGGAAACTCAAAAGCAAAAAGAGAACTTGACAAACTTGAAGTAAAATCTCAACAAGACAAAGTTGCTTTAGTTGGAGATGCGTTAGGAAATTTGTCAAGTATTGTTGGTAAGGACACAATCGCAGGTAAAGCATTTGCAATTGCAAAAGCAACAATTGACACATACCAATCCGCAGTGTCAGCATATAAAGCCTTGTCGGGTATTCCTGTAATCGGTCCAGCACTCGGTGCAATCGCTGCGGCTGCAGCAGTTGCGAGTGGTATTGCTACCGTTAAAAAGATTGTTCAAGTTCAGGTTCCTGGCGGACCAGGTGGTGCGAGTGGATCAGTTCCAACAACACCAGGTAATACAACAAATACTCCCCCACCAATTCAGGTGAATGCAGTTGCTCCACAACGAAGAGCAGCAGGTGGTCTTGTAAGAGGACCAGGAACTGCAACCTCAGACTCAATTCCTGCATTACTTAGTGATGGGGAGTTTGTGGTTAACGCAAGATCAACACAATTATTTAGACCATTACTTTCAGCGATCAATGCAACAGCAGGAATGCCACAATTTGCAGTGGGTGGTTTAGTAAATGGAAGAATGAGAAAAGATCCTGACAATTCAGAGAGAATTGCTGAAGCAGTTGAGAATGCATTTGCATCACAACCGATCAGAACTTATGTAACTGCAGCAGACATTTCAAACCAACAACAATTTGACAGAGTAATTAAATCTCGTTCTCTGATCTAAAAAGTGGGAATAAATTAAATTTCAAATATTTATACATAATGGGTCCAACAAGAATTGTTGAATTATTCATCGATGACGAATTTGATGAGAGTGGCATTGAAGCCATCTCTCTCGTTTCACGCCCTGCACATGACGAAGCATGGGTGGCTTTTAAATCAGAAGAACAAGTTGAATCACTTGATTCTGAATACATCTATAAAGAAGATGACTTCTGTGATCACAACCCCAAATTAAACGAATTGGGAGAACCATATTCGGACTTAATTAACGAAGGGTGGGAAGTGTTCAAGGTTGAGAAAATAACCCCTGCAATGGTCAGGAAAATGTCAATGGAGAGATTCTCCGATCCGAATGGATCTTCATTTTTGGACAATGACCAATATAGAATCAGATTTAAGTATGTTGGACCAAGAGATGAGAAGAACAGACAGTTCTGTGCTGACATGCTTTCCAAGAATAGAGTTTACAGACAAGAGGACATCGACAATTTAACTGACTCTGTTGCAAACGAAGAGTTCGGTTTTTACAATATATTTTTATGGAGAGGATCATTTAACTGTCGTCACACATGGGTTAAATTATGGTATGCTCCAACGGGTAAGATTAGAAACTCAGGATCATCAACAAAAGGTCTTGAAAGAGGTCCTGAAGCACAAGGATCAGGAATACAACCTGACACAAGACCTGAAGCAACAATCAATTCACCAAATCCATCAAAACAATGGAAGCCAGGAATGCCAAGAACAGGACCAAACATCTTCTCTGAGGACATGGGTCTTGAAGATGCATGTTGGGAAGGTTATGAACCAATTGGAACAAAGATCGGTGATGATGGTAGAGAGGTTCCAAACTGTGTTCCAATCAAGATGACAGAAGATGATTTCGCAGATGTCATTTCTGACTACCCTGAGGGTGTAAAAAATGCAGCAAAGAAGGCTGTTGATTATGCTGAGAAGAATGGTTGGGGATCATGTGGGACTCAGGTTGGAAAAACAAGAGCATCTCAACTGGCAAAAGGTGAGACCATTTCTGTTGACACAATCAAGAGAATGTATTCTTATTTAAGCAGACACAAAGGAGATTTAACTTCTTCAAAGAGTTATGATGATGGTTGTGGAAAGTTGATGTATGATTCATGGGGTGGAGAAGCCGGTCTTGCATGGGCTGAGAGAAAGTTAAAACAACTTGAAAAAGAGAAGATGACTTTCGCAGTAGCAGATGAAGACAAAAGAATTGTGGTTGGAGCAGCAATGGTTCCAAACAAAATGATTCACCGTTATGATGCACTTGGAAATTTATACTATGTATTTTTCTCAAAGGCATCAATTAGAAAACTTGCTGACAAATTTTTAAAACAAAGAAGAACTGATGAAACCAACATTGAACATGATGGAATTAAATTAGGTTCTGACAAAGTATACATAACTGAATCTTGGATTTCAGAAGATCCAATCAAAGACAAATCAAACCTATATGGTTTTGAGTTACCAACGGGAACTTGGTTTGTTCAGATGAAAGTTTCAGATCCAAAGGTTTGGAAACAGATCAAAGAGAACAACTTAACTGGTTATTCAGTTGAGGGTTTATTCGCTGAAAAATCTGTTTTCTCAAAGGAAGACAAAACCATAAACAAAATAAAAAATATACTAAAATCAATCACAGATGAATAGTAAACAAGCAATAGGCAAAATAATGAAAGTGTTGGGTCTTACTCCACAATCATTTTATGAGGCGAAAACTGAACAAGGGATCCCTGTAAAAATTGATGGTGACTTAGAGATCGGAGCACCAATTTATGTGTCTACTGAAGAAGGCATGATTCCTGCACCGCAGGGAACACACAAACTTGATGACGGTTCTGAAATTGAAGTTGATGAAGACGGCAAGGTTGCAAAAATCAAAATGGGTGACATGGAGATGGAAAAAACCGAAGACGAAAAAATCGAGGACAAGAAAAAAGAAGCGGACATCAAAGACGAAACAATGTCTGAGAAATTTGCTGATGTTAAATTGAAAGACGGCAAGATGATCAGAATTAGCACAGAAGAACCAGCAGTGGGAACGATGGCTAAGATGATCGGTTATGACGGAACCCTTTCAGCACTTGCTGATGGTAGTTACGAAACTGAAAATGGAAAAGTTATTTCTATTGTAGGTGGAGAAATTATGGGTGTTCAATCTAAATCAGATGCGGACAAATCTGCTGGAAAATTTGTTGAAGCAGAATCATATGATGGAGCAATTTTGGAATCCCCAACTTTTGATGTGGGTGAAACAATCGATGTTGTAAAAGACGGAGAAAAGACACCAGCACCAGACGGAGAACACCAAATTGAACTTAAGGATTCAGAAGGTAATGAAGTAAAGATCAGAGTAATCGTTAAAGACGGTAAAATCACTGAAAGATCTAATGTTGAAGAAACAGAAGAAGAAATGATGACCGCTGTTGAGATCGCTGAACTTTTCTCTCAAGCATTAAGAAAACTTGAAAGCAAAATCGATGCAATTGCTGAGAAACAAACAACTCTTGAAACTTCATTCACGAAGTTCTCAAAAGAACCAGCAGGACAAAAGGTTTATAACCAAAAAACCATAACAGAAAATTTTTCTGAGAGTCGTGCAGACCAATTCAGAAGATTAAGAGAGGCTATGTCTCAAAAATAAAACTAAAAAAAAATAAAAAAATAAGATGAAAAAAAATCTTTCAAAAATGGCATTCAACTACGACTTAGGTGGTTTGAGTGCATATGTGGATCAATTGAACTCTGACATCATTTCAGAAGCAGTTCTTACCCCACAAACAATGAAGTATGTGAATGTTATTCCTGGTATTAAAGGAACACAAAATGTTAACTTACTTTCTGAAACACTTTCAGTTCAAACTGGCACAACTTGTGGTTGGACAGATGCTGGTGATGTAACTTTCGAAGTTGCTCCATTAACAGTTCAAGCACTTAAAGTAAACCAATCATTGTGTTTACAAGAACTTAACACATTATGGTTAGGTCAATACTTGAATGCAGGATCTTACAATGAAACTGTTCCTTTCGAACAAGCGATTGTTGACCTACAAACAAAGCAAATCAAGCGTTATAACGAAGATTTGATTTGGGCTGCATCAAGTGCAACATCATCATTCTCTGGTTTCAAAGAATTACTTGCTAACACATCAGGTGTTGTTAAATTAACAGGTCAAACTGCATTATGTTCTGTAACTGGTTCTACAACTGTTGAGAAAGCATACAACACACTTGCTCAAGTAGACAACATCATCAATAGTTTCGACAGAAACATTTATGGTCGTGAGGACTTAACAATATTTATGAGTCAGTCTCAATTCAAGTGCTATGCTTAAAATGGCACCTTCATCAGGAATGAT